CCCGCTAAACAAAAATCAAACAAGTTTACTTTGCGAAATAATGAGTCAGGCGGATCGGTTGGTTCTTTTGACACAATGGAAGAAGCTGAAGAGTTTTTGCAAACAACTCCCCGACAAGATATTCGTAGTGGCAATTTTTCAATTCAAGAAACAGCATCTGGGACTGAAGAAGTTTATCGTTCATCTCACTTTGACCAACCAAACATCCTAGCCCACATGAGGCTAAATGACCGTGTAGTAGACGGTAAGCCTACGCTGTTTGTAGAGGAAATCCAATCGGATTGGCATCAGGCTGGAAGGAAGAAGGGGTATAGAACAGGGAACGAAAGATCCCAAAGAGCACAAGTTGAAAGAGAATTAACGGCAACAACCCAAAAAAGATCCCGTTTACTTGAGGAAGCATATGCATTGCCTGATTCTGAAATGACAAAATTTATAACAATGAATGAAGAAATTAAAGCACTTGCCACACATGCTACAAAACTTGAGGCTAAATGGAGTAGTCTACTACATCAAGAGGGAGGCGTACCCGACGCACCATTTAAGACAAGCTGGCACGAACTAACGATTAAGAAAGCAATAAACGAGGCAGCTACTAACGGATACGACCAAGTAGCCTTTACCACTGGTAAGACACAGGCAGAACGGTATCCGGATGATACTGGCAAACGATTAGCTGGCATGGAAGGCTTTTACGATAAGATACTACCTAAGTCACTAGAAAAGATGGGTAAGAAATACGGTGTTAAGCCTGTACTAACAGAGATGGACACACCAGATGGTAAAGTACAGGTATGGAAGTTCCCTATACCGAAAGAGATGAGCAAGACCGTACAAGAGCAAGGACAGCCACTATTCCAGATCGGCGCAGGTGCGGCAGGTCTAGGAACAGCAGGTCTACTGGCTACGGAAGAAGATCAATTCTAAGTATTAACCCTAACTACCGATGACCCATTAGGAGTCGGAAATGAAGCAAGAGATAGTACATAAGCCCATTGCGGACTTAATACCTTACGTCAACAACGCCAGGACACACTCTGACGAACAAATAGCGCAGATAGCAGCCAGCATCAAAGAGTTTGGGTTTACTAACCCAATACTATTAGACGGTACAAACGGAATCATTGCAGGTCATGGCAGATTGATGGCATCACGTAAGCTAGGTATGGACACTGTGCCTTGCATAGAGCTATCACACCTAAGCGAGGCGCAAAAGAAAGCGTACATTCTTGCGGACAACCGCTTGGCTATGAACAGTGGCTGGGATACACAATTGTTAACGCTAGAGCTAAAATCACTAGATGACGAAGGCTTTGACTTAGAGATGCTAGGTTTTGATGCTAAAGAACTAAGCGATTTGCTACAGCCTGAACAAGTAGAAGGATTGACTGACGAAGATGCCGTACCAGAGCTACCAGAAACCCCTGTAACGGTTGAGGGCGACATTTGGCTACTGGGCAAGCACAAATTGATGTGTGGGGACTGCAAATCATTTTCTGATATTCAAAAATTATTAGATAGACAAAAAATAAATTTGGTTGTCACTTCTCCACCATATGCGTCTCAAAGAACATACGATGAAGAATCAGGATTTAAACCAATACATCCAGATGAATTTGTCAATTGGTATAAAGATGTGGCATCAAACATTATGGCTAATTTGGCCGATGATGGTTCATATTTTTGCAACATAAAACCAAATGCATCGGGTTTAAAACGAGAACTTTATGTTTTTGATCTTGTTTTGGCTCATGTGAAAAATTGGGGTTGGAATTTTGCAGATGAATTTTGTTGGGAGCGCTCTGGGATTCCTCAGCAAGTTTCGCGCAGATTTAAAAATCAATTTGAACCAATTTATCATTTTACTCGTGGTGAATGGAAATTTCGGCCTGATGAGGTGAGGCATCAATCAAAGTCAGTGCCGAAGGCCAAAGGCAAGGGAGCTGGCAATACGAACGCTGCGCTCAGGCAGGGTCATGTGTCAGCGGTCGATGGGAATGACATTGTAGTAGGTATGGCTTATCCTGGCAACAGGCTTCCAACATTTCAATCTCAAGCTCTTGGCCATCCGGCAGCTTATCCGGTTGGATTGCCAGAATTTTTTATCAAAGCCTACACAGATGCAAATGATCTAGTTTTTGACCCGTTTATGGGGAGCGGGTCAACACTCATTGCGGCTGAAAAAAATGGTCGTATTGCTTGTGGAACAGAACTTAGTCCAAAATACTGCGACGTCATTGTCAAACGCTGGCAAGAGTTCACGGGCAAAGAGGCTACACTAGAAACAAATGGCAAAACATTTGCGGAGGTGTCAAATGGCTAAGAACGGTAGACAAGGTGAAGGGGGAGGTAAGCCATTAATAGTGTTTGATGAAAAGCAAACCAACCAAGTTGAGTCACTCGCTGCTGTGTTATCAAAAACACAAATGGCTGATTATTTTGGCATAAGCCTTACAACTCTTATAGAAATTGAAAAGAGGCAACCTGAAGTATCTGAAGCTTATAAAAGGGGTAAATCAAAAGCTATTGGAAATGTAGCTAAAAACCTTATTGCACAGGCGCAAGCAGGTAATGTATCAGCAGCCATCTTTTATCTTAAAACCCAAGCGGGGTGGAAGGAAACGCAGGTCAACGAAATTACAGGTGCGGACGGGCAACCGATATTAGTAAAGTGGGGCGGATGAAGGAAATACTCATTCCGTACTCACCCAGAGAACATCAGCTATCTATTCACAAAGCGGCAGAGAAGAACCGTTTTGTGGTTGTAGCTGCTCATCGTCGTTTTGGAAAGACAGTAGCGGCGATAAACGAGGCTATCAGGTCAGCGATAGAGTGCCATCTAGACAGACCAAGGATAGGTTATATAGCGCCTACATACTCTCAAGCTAAGAGGGTGGCGTGGGATTACTTGACGCATTACACAAGACCATTAGGCGCGGTGGCTAACATTGCCGAGTTACGGGTAGACTTTTGGGGGCGTAGGATTCAGCTATACGGGTCAGACAACCCAGACTCGCTACGGGGCCAGTACTTTGATTTGGTAATACTAGATGAGATTGCCGACCAGAATCCTCGTATTTGGACTGAAATTATCCGTCCTGCACTGGCAGACAGAAAAGGCAAAGCTATATTCATCGGGACACCGAAGGGGCAGAACCATTTTAAGGAACTGCGAGACAGGGCCGAGGTAGAGCCAGACTGGGCATTATTAGAGTTTAAGGCTAGTAAAACAGGCATATTAGATGTAGAGGAACTATCTGCTGCAAAACGAGAGATGGGGGATGACAAGTACGCTCAAGAGTTTGAGTGTAGTTTTCATGCTGCTATCGAGGGCAGCTACTTCGGCAAGATACTAAACGAGCTAGAGACGGAACACAGGTTCGCAGAGATTAAGCGCGACGACCTATGCAAGACATACGTTGCTTGGGATCTAGGTATGGGTGACTCCACTGCTATCTGGGTAGCGCAGACGGTAGGTAAGGAAATTCGCTTACTAGATTACATAGAGAACCACGGGGTAGGGCTAGACTGGTACGTTCGGGAACTAAGAGAGCGCGACTGGTTTAAGGCTCAACATTTACTACCGCACGACGTGCAGGTTAGGGAGCTAGGCACTGGTAGAAGCCGCCTAGAGGTATTGCAAGAGGCAGGGCTAGACTGTACTGTAGTTCCACGGCTAGGCATAGACGATGGCATACAAGCTGTACGTAGGATGTTGCCAGACTGTTGGTTTAATGTCCCGCAGGTAAAACAGGGGCTAGAGTGCCTGAGAAACTACCGCAGGGAGTATGATGAGAAACGTAATGTTTTTTATGACAAACCATTACACGACTGGGCAAGCCACGGTAGTGACTCGTTTCGTTATCTAGCAACAGGCATGAACGACACATCTAGCTGGTCTAAGCCGCTGAACGTTAACTTGGGGTGGGTAGTGTAATGTGGGTAAAAACCAGAGGCGACCAGCCTACCAAAGAAGATTACGAGGCACTGGTACGCAGGGTTGAGGTGCTAGAGAAGAAGCTAGCAGAACAACCGAAGCGTGGCAGACCTACCAAAGAGGAAAATAAGCATGGATGAGGGCCGTTTAAAGTCGATCTTGGCTAGTGAAATAGACAACGCTATCGGCTATCTGGACAGCGAGACTACCGAAGCACGTGCTAAGGCGCTAGAGTATTACTTACGCCAGAGTTACGGAAATGAGGTAGAGGGCCGTAGTCAGGTGGTGACAGGCGAGGTAGCTGAGGCTATCGACGGCGCGTTACCGCAGCTTATCCGTGTTTTTACTCAGTCAGACGAGATTGTCCGGTTTGAACCCCGTGGGCCGAATGATGATGAGGGAGCAAAGCAAGCGACAGAGTATTGCAACTGGGTGTTCTATACGCAGAACCCTGGCTTCACCATCCTGCACAACTTCTTCAAAGACGCGCTAATGCAGAAGGTGGGCTTGGTAAAAGCCTACTGGGACGATAGGGTTGATGTCACAAAAGAGACATACGAGAACCTATCAGACGAAGAACTAATCCTCCTGATGTCCGATGGCCAACGGGAAGTGTTGGAGCAGGACACATCAGAGATTGAGACGGGTGAAGTAGACGAGCAGGGTCAGCCTGTCATGTTCCGTAGCCACAGCGTGGTTATCAGCAAGAAGATCAAGCGTGGCGGGGTAAAGGTTGAGAACATTGCACCAGAGGAATTCTTAATATCCAAACGTGCGATCAATATCAAGGAATCTCCATTTGTTGCACAACGCAAACTGCTTCCTCGGTCTGACCTGATAGCGATGGGGTTTGACCCTGAGGTAGTGGGCAACCTGCCTAGCTACGACGAACTAAGCTATACGGGTGAGCGACTGGCTCGGTACTCTCAGGGTGAGCAACCGCACCAAGACACCAGTATGGATCAGGCGATGCAAGAGATCGAGGTCTACGAGTGCTACATCAGGACAGACGTAGACGGTGATGGTATTGCTGAACTGCGTCAGGTGTTCTATGCAGGTTCTGAGATTCTGGCAGACCAAGAAACGGACTATATGCCGTTTCACTCTATCTGCCCTATCCCAATCCCGCACAAGTTCTTTGGCGAGTCGATGGCTGACCGAACCATGGATATTCAGCTAATCAAGTCCACTGTTGTGCGCCAGATGTTGG